CTTAATATTTTCACATCTGACATAATAACTCCTTATTGTTTATAATATAACACACATTGACTTAAATGTCAACGTTATTTCTTTTCAAAACCAACTTTATCTTGTTTGCCTTTTTTTTCTATTGGTCTTAATCGTTTACTTAATACGAAAGTTCTATTAGGGTTGACACTTATATTCATCTGTCGCATTAATTCTCTATTAATTAGTATATCTGAACCTGATCGTGGTCTTTGGTCTAAACCAAATTCAATATCTTTATATGTAAAACCATTAAATGTAATATCTAATAATATCGTTGGTCTAACTTCTGATGGTTCTTCACCATCAGCATTTGCTCTATAAACTTTACTTGTACCGTGTCTTGGTTTGGTATATGTTTTTCCATCATACTTCCATTTAACTACTTTACCATCTTCTATAATTTCATCAGCGTGTAAGGCACAAGCCTGTGATCCATTTCCTGTATCAAATTTTGCTCTAACTTTTCCTAGTTCATCTAGTTCAACAGTTTCTAACCAACCACATTCACTAGCCGCTTGTCTATCCCAATGACTTCTTTTAGATACCCAATCTATAATATCATACATTAATTCTTCGCCACCGATAGCGCCTGATGGTTCTGGCTCTGAATAGTAATCTTTATATTGATAGCCTTCGTATTCGGCACCTGAACCTGGACTACCATTGATTTCTAATACATAAGGTTTACCCTTGTAAATAATATGATCTACGCCTACAAGGTACGCTTTGGACGCTCTAGCGGCCTTTAAAATGACTTCTTGTTCTTCTTCACTTAACTTATATGGTTTTGGTGTAGCGCCTCTATGAGTGTTGGATCTAAACTCACCTTTAGCGGCTATTCTATTTGTTGACGCAAATATCTTATTATCTACGACTAAAGTTCTTACATCACCATCTACTTCCATATATTCTTGTATTAATACTTCTGCATCGTGTTTCCATAACGCTTGAATTGTAGATACTAAACTATCCATACTTTCAATTTTAATTACACCAATACCTTGAGTACCAGTTAATGTTTTAAGTATGATAGGAAATTTATTACCAACTAATTTTACAGCATCCTCTATGTTTTTTTCATTTGAAACAAATGCTGTTCTTGGTGTTGGTATACCAAACTTCTCAAATAATAATGCTGTTGTTAGTTTATTATCACACGTTAACATTGCTGATCGTGTGTTTAACATAAACGCAGATGAATTTTGAAACGCTGATATTAATGATAATCCAGCTTCGTCTTCAATAGAACCTGCTCGTGTTATACAAACAGTATCTTTACCTATAAATGTATGTTCGGAATCTTTACCATCATAATTGTAAATGGTTAAAGTATTTTTATCTTCGTCTTTACCTGTGATGATGGCGTGTTTTGTATTAATAACAACACATTCAAAACCTTTTTTCTTACAAGCTTTTTCAATTAGACCTACAGTAAGTTCTTTTTTAGGTGTTTCGCCAGCTTTTTGTTTTTTAACGTTGGGATTAGACTTCGTAATGATTGCAACCGTGATAGGTTTATTCTTACGTTCTACGTCTTGTTCTGTTAAATATTCTCTAAATTTAGGAACCAACATCTATTCATTCTCTGATTTAACTTCTTCCTTATTTTCGTCTATCTTTTTTCCAATATTATATTTCGCTGATAAGTTCCATTCTTTCTTTTCTTTAAAAGGTAATACTTTGATTTGAGATAAAGGTGCTTTGTTTTCAGCTTGTGATCTATCTACTATATCAATTAAGTTCCAATCTTGTAAAAGAATTGAGATTGTATTTCTTCTTTGTATATCATTTTCTGTCAAGGTTGCTTTCTTACCATCTAAAGCAAATAGTTCTTTAAAGTGTGTGATGTAATACTTACCTTGTTTGTGTAAGATATGACAAGATTGATATAATGTTTTGTCTTTTCGACTAGCGACACCGATACGTGTCAAGGTTTCTCTGATCTTTAGGAAGTCGTCTGGTTGTTTGATTGTGACCTCTAACATACTTTCTGGCGACCAGTTTACAATTTCTTCGCTCATTTTTTTCTCCCACCTTTGTTCAAGGTCTCTTTTATAAATTCAACTTGTTCGTCTTTTAGTATGTTGAGAGCTTGTTTTGCTTTCTCATTACTATAACCATAATACTCTTTTACATACTCTAAATTTTTCAATTTGGCTTGTGATAACCACTTGCCACCAAATCGCTTCTTTTTTCTAATACTATTTATGTAAAAATGAAACTGGACTTTCTTGTCTAAAAAGTGATACCCATTCATCTCATTCGCAGATGCAATACAATCATAATGCATAGATAAACACTTGTTAATAATGAACGGTGGGTATTTTTTCTCCCAAGTGAAATCGTCTGTGTCTAGTAGGTTTTCTTTAGTGAAATTTATAGCGTTAAGATAATCACGTAACTCATACATATAATAATCCTTTTATCTATTTTCTTTTTTGATGTTTTAAATGTCCTTTATGACTTCCCATATAATAATCACCTGGTTCATAATCCCAACATTTACCGTGATGACCTCTTATGTCAGCCCAAAACATTCTCAACTTTACTATCAAAGTTCTTAATAACGTTCTTCTTGCCATTCTATTCTCTACTTAAATTTACAACTTGCCATAATTTCAGTTAAACAAGCGATCATATTTATTTCCTGATCAGCAACAAAAGCAGATTTATATTGGTATCCAGCCAAAATTAATATAGATTGAGGTATAGATTTAGAGTCTAAACTTGAATATAGAATTTCGTAAATCGTTCTAAACAAGTGAGATGGTTCTTTATCTAAATTTTGTATAACCCACTTTCTCATATCATTAAATCTTTTATCTTTTAAAGACGAAATAAGTTCTTTTGTATTGACTTCTGATAGACTAAACAATATACCACTATCAATCTTACCCCTTACAGAATATCTTTGTAGTTCGTTAATAGTACTTCTAAAATCAGGATAATATTTTTGTATAAGTTCTGCCAAGACTTTTTTATCAAACTCTATATTCTCGTCTTTTAAGACACTTTCTAGGCGATTTAAGAAGGCAGTGGCAGTCTTTACACGTTGACCATTCGTAATCTTAAAGTCAATGACTGTACAACGACTATGTAACGCTGGTATTATCTTATTCTTATAATTACAAGTAAATATAAATCTACAGTTCTTATAAAATGTTTCAATAAAATTTCTTAACGCAGGTTGTACTGAATCTGCGTTCATATAATCGGCTTCGTCTATGATTATAACTTTGTGATTAGCGTCTTCTGTAAGAGATACTGTTGAGGCAAAGTTCTTAATTTTACTTCTTACTGTATCAATTTGTCTACCTTCATCTGAACCATTAATGATAATATAATCACAATGTAATTCTTCACATAATGCTCTGGCGACTGTTGTCTTACCAGTACCAGCACTACCTGATAATAATAGATTGGGTATCTCTTTTTGTTTTAGAAATTGTGTAAATGTATTTTTAAGTTCTTCTGTTAAGATACATTCACTAATTTTTTTAGGTCGATACTTCTCAACCCATAAAAATTCTGACATAATATAAACCTCACTTTATTCATTATTTAGGTGATTCCATTGTAAACTCATTTACAATTTCAGTATCAACATCATAACCACCTTTATTCATTGTCCAACAATCTTCTTCACGGTCATAATCGTGTTCATCAACAAATTCTTGGACTTTGTCGGCTAGTTCTTTATCTTCATCACTAGCATTTTGATAGTTACTCCAATCAAAATATAAACCTTTTTCAAAAGTTGGTAGATCACCAAACTGTTCTATAATATCAGAAACAGCAATTTGTCTGTTAAGATAATGTGTTGTTTGGTGATACTCTCTAGTTTCTACTTTGATGTAGTCATCTGATTTGTATTCAGTACCGTCTTCTAGTTTATAGACTTCTGACATTTAAAACTCACTGTCAGGTTCTAATGCTATCCAATACTGTACTGCTTTGTTTCGATTTACAAAGTGTGAGATTTTTGCTTTTGAAATAGCAACATCATAGTCATCTACGATTTGTTTAAAGTTTTCTGTTCTAAAGTAAGCAGTAAAATCTTTATCAGTTTCACCAACATCAATAGAGTAAGTGTTTGAAGACTTATTCTTTTTGTCAGTAGCAACTATTGATATTTTAGAGTTCTTACCTACAACAGAAATGTCAGGTAGATTTAACGTTGTTGCACCTTTCATCAATTTAGTAAACGCATCTTTTTTTAAAGTAAATGTAACC